ATGCAAAGTGGCATTTCAGGTCTTATTCAAGGTACTACCTCTTTAATGACTGCCATTCAAAATATTGGTAAAGCTATTTTAAAGACTATTGCAGATTTTATCGCAAGTTGGATAGCGGCGATGGTTAAAAAAGCCGTATTCAGTAAAATGATGCAATCGCAAGAGACTACAACCAGTATTGCTGCGGCTAACGCTCAATATCCGGCGTGGTCTGCATTGGCTCAACAAGTTAGTATGGCAACATTTGGTGCTAGTGCTGCAGCTGGCATGGCTGCGTGGACTGCCAATACTACCGCAGGAGCAGGGCTTTCGCTTGCTAATGGTGCAACAAGTTTTGCATCGTTAGGATCCGCAAAATTAGACTTACCTAAAATGGCAAACGGTGGTGTAGCCTATGGCTCAACTTATGCTGAAATTGGCGAGGGCAAATACAAAGAGGCCGTATTACCTCTAAGTGAAAGCACATACGACGAAATGGGTGCAGGCATAGCACGTGCCGGTGGTGGTGCTACTGGTGGCATTACATTCAACGTATCTGCTATGGACGCTCATTCGTTTGGTGATTGGTTAGAGAATTCGGCAGGTCGTTCTTTGCGACAGTTTTTAGTTAATCAAAATAGGGAATTTGTGGCTACGGAGGGGACATGGTAATGGCTGATTTATTAAAATTCCCAGATATTAGAACCCTTGCGTGGAAGTCTACAAAGGCTCAAAAATGGGACACTAAGATTAAACGTACAGGGAGCGGTCGAGTACGAACCATGACGACTTGGCAATACCCTCAATATACCATTACAACAGAATTTGCAGTACTAAGCCCAGAAGAACATAAGCGTCTTATGGGCTTTTATGCATCTGTAAAGGGCGGTACTGTTCCGTTCTTATGGTTAGATCCAGAGGACCATGAGGAGAAAGGCGTAAGGCTTGGAACTGGTGCACAATCTGAATGGCAAGCAGTTCGCTTGTATGGTGATTTTAGGGAACCAGTAGCACATATTGAGAACCTAAAATTATACGCTAATGGTACGCAAGTTAATGCCGTATCAGATAAAGGCGTTATAAGATTGGCTGCAGGTGTTAGGGTATCGCCTACCGCTATTATTACTGCTGATTATACATATTACTGGAAAGTTATGTTCAGTGGTGATTATACGGACGAGGCCGTTTTTAAAAACGTATTTAAGTCTAAATCGTTTAAATTGGTTACAGTGAGGTGATTATAAATGAAACAAGTTAGCGAGGCTTTAAGCGTTCATTTAAGCAACTCACAGACATTTGTATCTTGCGACTTGTATGAGTTAAGGCTCAAAAGTGGTATTTCATACTACTGGGCCGATACTGATATTGATGTTAGTTATGGCGGAAACACATATAAGGGCGATGGGCCAATTATTGTGCGTGAAAAGATTTCTACAACCAGTACTGTTAGCGTTGATAAGTTGAACGTTACAATAACTGCTAATCAGTCAGACCAAATTGGCGGTGTTCCTGTTCTGACTGTGGCGCATAATGGTGGTTTAGACGGTGCGACTTTAAATTTGAGACGTGCTTTCTTTGACGATAAAGGGAATGTAATCGAATGTATTGATCTATTCAAGGGTATTTGTGAGGTTAGTCAGGGCGGTGGCTTTGCATTAAAGATAAATGCAAAATCTGTAGTCCAAAGGCTTAATATTGAATATCCTAACAGACGATACTATCCGCAGTGCCCTTATTCTGTATATTCAAAAGAATGTGGCGTTGATATTACCAAATATCGTAAGCGTGTTACTGTTACCGCTGTAATAGGTACTAATAACGTGCAAGTCGATACTTCGTTTGAAAACGGATTTTATACCGCCGGCGGTATGGAATGGATAAGCGGACCTCTATCAGGGCAAGCAACTCAAATTATGGATAGTGCTACGAACTCAATCGTTTATATGAGTGCTACGAATACAACGCCTAATGTAGGCGATGTAGCATATATCTATCCGGGGTGCGATAAAACACCAGCAACTTGCAAGGCTAAGTTCAATAATTTTAGTAGAAACAGGGCAACACCTTATGTTCCGTTAAAGGAGACGATACGATGAAATTGACAACAGGTGAAATGATTGCCGATGCTGCAAAAAAGTGGATAGGCACACCGTATCAAAACAATACTATGGTTCATGGTGTTGGCGTCGATTGCTCCTATTTGTTGGTTGCTGCAGTAGTTGATAGTGGCCTAATGAAACGTGATGAGCTAGAAATAGAAAATTATTCTAACGAATGGCATTTACATCGTAGCGAAGAAAAGTACCTGAAGTACGTTCAAAAAGTAGCTGACGAGGTTCCTATTGATGATATTCGTATCGGTGATTTCTTGTTATACCAATATGGGCGTTGCATTTCTCACGGTGTCATCTATGTTGGCAATAATTTAGTTGTACATGCGTTTGTTGATCTAGGCGTTATCTATTCATCTATTGACGATGTATTATTCTATGACGCAAAGGGTAAAAGTCGTTTACGTGCAGTTTACAGATTTAGGAAAGGGGGTAAATAATGGGTTTTCTATTTAGAGGACGGAATACGACCAATCGTGCTGATATGATTTCCGACTTCATGATAAATACCGCCTCTTATGGTGAAGTAGTTCCAGAAGTATTAGGCACTACACGATTAAGTGGCAATATTATTTATTACGATGACTTTACCCCTCATGAACACAAAACCACTACACGAACTGGCAAGGGCGGTGGCTCAAAGCATACTGAAATAACCTACACATATACAGTCGCATGTGCGATTGGCTTATGTGAGGGCCCTATACAGGGTATAGGTAAAGTATGGCGAGATAAAGAGGTATACGACTATCCGAATGAAAAGATTGAGCTTACTGCGTATAAAGGCGATTACGGACAAGCTCCGTGGCCTTATGTTATTTCAAAACATCCGGAAAAGGCGTTACCTTATAGTGGTTTAGCTTATATGGCAGGCGTAGTCGATTTGGGCGAACGAGGAAGTTTACCGCAATACAACTTTGAAATAAAAGGGAAATTGCTAGAAACTGGCGACGGTGTAGACGTTAACCCAGCCGATTATATTGTGCATGTGTTAAAGTCCATAGGCATTGATGATGTTAATATTGACGGTTTGGAGCACTACAGAGAATACTGCAAGGCAGCTGATATTCTTATCAGTACACCGCCAGATAGTAGAAGTTCAAAGGCTCAAACTGTAATTAACGATATAGCTGAAATTACAAATAGCCTTGTCTTTTGGTCTACAGACCGGCTTAAAATCGTACCATTAGCCGATAAGCCTATCGGCACATGGAGTCCATACAATCAAATTCAATATAACTTAAATGCTGATGATCTTATTCCGGCTAGCGACGGACAGTTAGTCGTGTATAAGAGAAAGGACAGCTCAGAAAGTTATAACCAAGCGACTGTTGAGTTCATTAATCGTGCGAATGGTTACGAGAAAGAGACAGTCGCTTTTGAGATTGTAGCCGATGTGCAAAAGAATGGTTTAAAACCAGCCTCCAAGAAGTCTGCACATTATCTGTACACTAAGGCGAGGGCTCAATACTACGCCGAGCAATTAGCTATGAAACGGCTATACGCTAAAAATCAATACACGTTTAGGCTTGATTGGGCATTCTGTAGGTTGGAACCGGGCGACCTTGTTACTCTTACCGACGAATTATGTGGCCTAAATAAACAGATAGTCGTTATAACTTCTGTATCTGAGGCAGCAGACGGACAGTTAGAAATAACAGCAGAGGGCAAACCGCCCGGCACGTATGCTCCGGCTAAATACAACGTACATGAGAACGAGCGACCTTTTATTGATTACAATCAAGCTGCACCAAGCGTAAATGATGTTGCTATATTTCAAACCGTTGGCGATGTAGGTGGCAATCAGATATTCGTTGGGGTTAATGCTCCGAGCGGTTGGGGTGGTTGCTCCGTGTGGGTATCCGATAATGGCGAAAACTATCGACGTATAGGATCTATCACGCAACAAGCTAGAATGGGTAAATTGAAATACGGCTTTGCTCAAAACGGTAATTTCTGTAATGTGATTATCAATCAAGGCGTACTGAAAAGCGGAACCCATGTCGATGCTGAACGTGCCAACACGTTATGTTGGATAAATGGCGAGGCATTGAGCTATGAAACAGTAGAAACTCATCCGGATAATTGGTATACGTTGCGAGGTTTAGTCCGTGGCCAATATGGAACTAATGCTATTAATCATGGTGCAAACGAAAGGTTTGTCAGAGTTGACGAGGCTTTATTCCATTATCCTTATCGAAAAGAGGATATTAACAAGACGGTATATCTCAAATTTACTTCGTTAAATGTATTCGGAAGTAACGAACAGGGGCTTGATGAGGTGAGGGAATATCAGTATAAGATAGTACCTTATTATATCCCAGAGGTGAATAACTTAACGTTATTTACTAAGTACTACAAGATAGGCAATGGGGTATTATCCTTTGATGTGGTGGCTCAGTTTGATATACCTCAAATTAATAGCTTTGATACTGTCGAACTTTGGTATCGTGAGGGCAATGCAGCTTGGAAATACGGCGGTAATGGTAACGGTCAAATCTCTATTAGTGGTTGCGAACTTGGACATACTTATGAAGTGAAAGCTATTGTTAAGGACGTACATGGAAATACTTCGCAAGGTGTTACAAAGTCCATTACTGTTGCCATGAAAACGGAAGTTCCTAATGCACCGCAAGGCTTTTCTATTACATTCAGTGATAAGGCCAATTTCAACTGGCTTGAAGTTCGTAACGCTGACATAGATTTCTATGAGTTGCGACTTGATACAAGGACAGGGCAGAACGATGGCTTGATAGGTAAAAGCAATAACACTACTTATAGTGGTATCTTACGTAATCGTACTGAAAAAGTTTATCTGTATGCTCATAACCCATCAAAAGGCTATGGTGCACCTGCAGAATTGACATATAACGTACCTGCTCCACCTAAACCGACTAACTTTAAAGTTAGTGGCAATCTAAATGGCGTAGGGGTTATATTCCAATCCATCCCAGTTGGTTGCAAGGGTGCTAATGTATACGTCGATAATACTGTATATTTCACATCAACGAATGTAATGAACATTCCTTTAGAGGCCGGAGTATATTCCGTTAAAGTAGCTTATGTCGATATCTTTGGTGAGGGGCCAAGAACTGACGCCATATCCGCTACTGTTAAAGCTAAAATAGATAGCGAACTACTTGATACGGAGGCATTAGGCATAGCCGATATGGATAAGGCCGTTAAGGCTTTAAAATCTGAGGTTGGAACGGTCAAGAGCGATGTAAATGGTTTTAATAGTAAATTAATCGACCAAGCTAATGCGTTTCAACGTACTGTTGCTGATCTAAATAAAAGTACCACTTCGCAAATAACTCAAATATCTAAGGGGCTTGAATTAAAAGTTACGCAAGCTATTAATAGCCTAGACGGACTTGAAATTGTAAGCCGTATTAATCTTACGCCAGCAGGTACTAGAATAGATGGCAAGCTATTGCACGTTACTGGCCAAGCATTATTTGACGATAATATCATCACAAATAAAATGATGCAGGCTGATAGTGTAAACGCTAGAAATATACAAGTTAATAGCTTATCTTCTATCTCTGTTAATACTGGCGACCTAACAGGCGGCTCTATTACAGGCGGCACATTCAAAAATAGTACTGGCACATTCGAGATAGATCGCAACGGCAATATTAAGGGCGCTAATATCACAGGCTCACGCATTGACGCTGCCTCAATATTCCAATCTGGTTATAAGATTAAAAATATTGATGTGCATGTGTACAAGGTTAAGCATGGCGACTGGTGCCCTATTCCTAATGGGTTTACAGAAAAACAATGCGTATTTATTCCAGTAGGGTATGTTATTACAGAGAAATACTTTGACTCGAACGGCGGTTATTATAAAGATAGGCTGCCAAGAACATATGAGCCAGACAGGGATAAAATACGCATTAACAAAGATGAGTTTAATAAGCAAAAATCACGCTTTCTTGCTAAATGTAGCCTTTATATGATAAATGATGAAACATATATTCGTGGCTATGAAAGCCAGAAACAAACTATTGTTGGAATTGACGGAACACGCCGAGCAGTGGTTGAGGTTAAGGGGCACGATGAATTTAGCGGCGACCGTAGAGATTACTACACAGACTCATACTTTTACGGCGAATTATCTGTACTATGTATTGCCAAAGCATAAAGGGGGTGGCTTATGGTAAAACACGATTTCACGCTACACGCTGGACATGATTTCAATTTCACGTATCAAGTGCCAGAGGGTAGCGATATGTCATTAACTGGCTATAAAGGCGTATGTAAAATACGAAAAAGGCCTAATGAGGCGGTTATATTTGAGCTGAATGCAACAGTCGAAGAAAAGAGCGTTACATTCTCACTCGCTGGCGATGTATCGGCGAAAAAACAGCTACAGACTAAAGACTTTGTATATGACGCTTTTATTTATAACGATAGTGATCATATCAAGCTAGGCTATGGCAAAATTACATTTATTCAAGACATTTCAATGCATTAATCAGAGGAGATTACAATCATGGCAGATAACACTTTAACTTTGAAATTTGATAAAGACACTATTTTACCTTTATTCGAGGGTTTAAGAGGCCCTAGAGGCGAAAAAGGCGAGGACGGCCAACGTGGTGAGCGTGGCGAAAAGGGCGAGCAAGGCCTAAGAGGCCCTAAAGGTGAGCCAGCAAGTGCAGAGCGTGCAGCTGAATTATTGAAACAAAAAAATGTATACTTGGCTGACAATAGCGTTGAAACAGTACTCGCTAAATTGGTAGAGCTTTTAGGCGATACAATTCGAGTTACTTATAAACAGCTTGAATATTTCCAACCTTTACAAGGCCAAACATTCCTAGACCTTAAAGGCGAGCCTCATTTTAAAGTGGCTATCAATGGCGGTGCTAAACAAGAGTTTATTTCTGACAATATGCGTGTACAAATTCCTGCATTCGGCCAAGATGATATTAACTGTACTTACTACGATTTAGCCGATAGAGAAATCGGCGTGATTTCCATTAAAGGCCTTGAACCTACTGAGGCAGATGATACTTACACAGACGCAACAGGTGCGAAATTCGCTAAATTCGGTAAGAAATTAGTGCTACGATTGGCTACATATAACGGAAATTCCTTCAATTGGCTTGGTAAATGGAATAAGTCTGATATTGAAACGCTTGAAATTATCAGCGATGCGAAGAAAAAAATCGTTGATGATAGCACTAAAGGTTATAAATATGATGGAATCACATTCATTATTAAGAAACCGAATAATATTGAGTTTGGCACTGCATTTAATCAAGGTACAGTAACAATTAATACTATGGATAGAACTATTCAAGTAACACTTGATAATTCTTTTATTCAATATGAAGATGGTGTATATTATAAAGCCGGCGTAGCAGGTAACGAAGAATTATAATTCTTAATACAAAGGGGTACACATGGGAGAAATAACGCATTTCTTTAGTGAGGCGTGGCGA